ATATATATAAAAATAGGAGTATTAAATGGGATATCCAATATTTACAGAAGAACAAATAAGCGAATTTATAGAAATGGCTAATGAAATGGGCATAGGTCCAACTATGAGAACATTAGGTTATCCTAAAAGTTATCATACAGCTAAAAGATTCTATGTACAGAGAAATATAGATATGCCAACAGCCAATACCTTGGCTGTAATGGCTAAGGACTTAGCTATATTCTACAATGATAAAGAGAAAGTATTGGCGGCACAAGCAGTATTAGATAGATCTATAGAGAAACTATATGAGGAAGATCTACTTGCAGAAGATATAAACAAATTGTCTACAGCTATACATAAGGCAATTCAGACAATTAACCTAATTGAGGGCAAATCGACCAATATTAATGAGAATAGATCAAAGGATGGCTCAGATCTAGCAATCGTAGATATGCTTAATGAAGCCAAGATGAGATCAGAAAACATTAAGCAATCATTAAAGGTTATTCATTGATAAGTCTATATGTCGACATTTCATCAATGTTATCAAATCGTTATAATTCTATGAGGACCACCCAATTGACAAATATGAATATATATTCTATTTTTGCTACTGTAAATAAATTTGGACAATAAAAATTAATAGTATAACAAAATATTTAGATGACATTAATCCACAACTTCTATCAATATCAGAAGGCAGGGTGGAATTAACAAAATATGATCCAATGTTATTCGCTTTGCTGTATTTGCCACATCATTTGAAAAATGGTGATAATCAACTCACTCTTTCTGAATTTCACTGGGATTTAGCTGAATATGGGAAGACATGGATCAATAAAGCCACAGAACCTAAGACTGGAAGAGATGCATTTATTGCACCTAGAGAATGTGGCAAGTCTACATGGATCTTCTTAATTCTTCCTATGTGGGCCGCCGCTCATAATCATATTAAATTTGTGGCTGCATTCTCAGATGCTGCTTCTCAGGCGGAAACTCACTTAATGACTTTTAAGAATGAACTGGAGACAAATGAATATCTTAAGGCAGACTATCCTGAATTATGTGCTGCAAAGCAGGTAGCCTCTACTGGACGTTCACTAGCTTCTAATTCATGGCGTATTGTTCAGTCTAATGATTTTATATTTGATGCTAATGGTATTGATACCAACTCGCTAGGTAAGAAAGTCTTTGGCCAGCGTCCTGATCTTATTATCCTTGATGATATTGAAAAGGGTGAAAAGAATTACTCTGAATATCAGGCTGGACGACAAATGAATACGGTATTTGATGATATTGCCCCTATGAATATATACGCCCGTATGATTATTGTAGGCACCACCACTATGCCTAACTCTATGATGGACCAGTTCCGCAAGCATGCCCAAGGTGAATCTGGACCAGAGCTACAATGGATTAAAGACCAGAATGTAGACGTTCACTACTACCCAGCCATTATGACTGCTGAAGATGCCTCAGAACGCTCCGTATGGCCTGAGAAGTGGTCTCTAGAGTGGCTACAGAGCCAACGACACCTACGTGACTTTGCTAAGAACTATATGAATAAGCCTGTTAACTCTGATGGCAATTTCTGGACATATGAAGATGTAATTATTGAAAATATTGGTGAATATGGGAATACAATTATCTCTATTGACCCAGCTGTGACAAAGAATAAGGTTTCTGACTATACAGGTATTGCTGTATTGAGCAGAGGAGACGATGATAACGTCTATGTGAGAGATGCTTTTCAGCTGAAAGTATCTCCATCTGAATTATCAGAACGAGTGGCAGCACTTGTAGACTTATATGATCCTGGTGTCATATATGTTGAAACTAACCAGGGTGGTGATCTATGGCAGGACGTATTTAAAAATATTCCTGTAAAATATAGATCTATACGCCAACATGCATCAAAGCAAGTACGTGCTGGAAAAGCTTTGAACTTTTACCAACAAGGGAAGGTAAGACATACCTCTCACTTTCCAACTCTAGAAGAACAAATGTATTCCTTTCCAAAGGTTTCACATGATGACGTACTAGATGCAACGGTATCTGGAGTACTTTATTTTCTAGATAATAAAGCTCCAAAGGTATTAGCACGTCAATTAAATTACTTAAGGAGATAAAATGTCAGACATTAAAATAGCCCTTGAACAGATTTTAAGCAAACGAGAAGGTTACAAGCAAGCTGAAGCATATTACGAAGGCGTAAATGAAGAAGTATTTGCTAATCAACGTTGGTTTAAGTTATTTCGCTATGAGGGTTCAGACTTTAGATTTAACTTTTCAAAGACAGTTGTAGATTCAGTTCTTAATCGTCTTGAAATTAAGCAAATCCTAGCAGGAGATGCACAAGCAGAAAAATATATCGATACAATCTGGGATCAAACAGATTTAAAGCTAGATATTAACGAAATTCATAGAAACGCACTTGTATATGGTGATTCATATGCTATTGTGTGGCCAGATATGGATGGAACATTATCAATTGATTATAACTCGCCAATGAATACATGCGTTGTTTATAACCAAGAGAATCCACGCCAAAAGGACTTTGCAGCTAAATTATGGCAAGTAAATGATGGAACAACAAAGATGATCAAGATGAATCTTTATTATCCAGACCGTATTGAGAAATATATGGCATATGGCGAATTAGACACAATGTCAGTAAGCATGAATATGACTGCAGTAGAGGTTGTTCCTAATCCATGGAATGAATGTCCTGTATTCCACTTCCGCACACACAAGCCATTCGGTCGTCCAGAGCATGCAGATGCTTTTGGCCCACAAGATGCTATCAACAAGCTGATATCAACTCATATGCTAACTGTTGACTATCAGGGAGCACCACAAAGATATGCATTATCTTCTGGTGGTAATTCAAACGAATTTGATGACTTCTCAGATGATGATACAGCCAGAGAGAACATTGGTTCATTGCAAAATGGTCCAGGAGAACTTTGGTACCTACAAGGTGTATCTTCAGTTGGACAATTCCCAGCGGCAGATCCAAGCATTTTTACAGCTCCAGTAATGGAATATGTAAATGCAATGGCATCTATTACATCAACACCAAACCATTACTTCCTAAAGGGTTCAAATATTCCTTCAGGTCAAGCATTGCGTGTTGCTGAAGCACCATTATTTAAGAAAGTACTTAATCGTCAACTTGCTCTTGGCTCAACATGGAGAGATTTATTCAAATACATGTTCAAGATCGAAGGAATTCCTGCAGATGTTGAAATCAAATGGGAAAATGCTGAGTCTGTTGACTCATTAGACAATTGGGATATAGCAGTTCGCAAGAAGAGCGTTGGAGTTAATCTACGCCAGATTCTTGTTGAAGCTGGATATGACCCAGAAATAGCAGATGCAATTGTTGCTGAAAATGTAACAAATACACCTGGATTAGATTCTAATCCAACATCTGAAGTAATAAACATGAACAACCTTGCACTTGAGCAGACGGCTCAAGATAATCAAGCATAAGGAGAAATAAATGGAAAATATGGATGGTACGTCCGTAGAAATCAAAGACCCAGTAGCAGTATTGGCAGCTTTGGATCGAGCAAAAGCGGACGCTAAAAAGTTCAGGACAGAGAAAGAAGCCATAGAACAAGAAATTGTTGCTACAAAAGAGAAGGCAAGTCTTATTCAGACTAAATTAAAGAATGATAAGATAATTAGATCTCTTATGGATAATGGTGTTCCAAATGCAGACAAACTTTTGAAGTATATTAAGACTTCAGAAATTGAATTAACTGATGATTTTGAAATTAATGGATTAGATATACAATTGGAATCACTTAAAACTGATTTTCCAGAGTTATTTGACCCAAAGATGATAGTCGCAGGTAAAGCTGACTCTGGAGTGTCTACAACTGTAGATTCCCCTCTTTCAGCCTCAGAATTACAAGCAAAATATGTACTAGGTAATTAAAATACGGTATACTTAGATTATGCAAGCTAGATGGACGTTTAGGCTTGCGAATCTAATATTATTCGGACGAATATATTACTCTCAAGCAAACAAAAATCTAACTAATAAGAAAAGGATAAAACTACTATGGCAAGAACAGAATTAACAGTCGCCAATGGTTATATCGTTGAAGAGCACAGCTCAACCGTCGTACAAGCAGCACTGCAGAACTCTGCAGTTGAAAAGCTTGCTCGTCGTGAGCCAATGGCTACATCAATAAAGCGTGTTCCACGCTTCGTTGGTGACGCTCCTGTTGTTTATGCAGAAGGCGCTACAATCGGTGAATCAGATGTAACAATCGACGACATTACACTAACAGCTCGTAAATGGGCAAAGATCATGCACATCTCAGAAGAAGATCTAAACGATTCATTCCTAGATGTACTAAACACATACAAGACTCAGTGGGCAACTAACTGGGCAAAGAAGTTTGACAACGCATGCTTAGGCGTAACAGCTGCAGCAGCAGGAACAGACGCAGCACCATACACATCTGTGTACCGTGCAGTATCACAATATAACTCAGCTTCAAACCGCATTCAATCAGCTGGAGCAATCACATTTGATGATCTAAATCAGATCCTATCAAAGATTGAAGATTCTGCATACTTTGATCCGTCAAAGACAGTATTCATCGCTCACCCACAGCTTCTAGCAACTCTACGTGGTTTGGTTGATAGCCAAAACCGCCCAATTCTTCAAGATCCACTAGGTCCTACAACAGGCACACTATTCGGATACCCATTAACTATCTCAACAGGTGCAATGACAGGTTCAGCAGCTTCTGCTACTCCATCAGGAAACGCACTTCTTATCGCAGGTAACACTGATCTTATGATCAACGGTGTTCGTGCTGGTATTGAGTCAATGGTTTCTAAAGATGCTAAATTCGATACAGATGGCGTTCTACTCAAGGTTCGTGCACGTCGTGCATTTGAT